CTCTCCACCAGCAGAACCTTGAGCAAACAAGATCCACTCAGTGTCATTATCAAATGACACGGTGTTTGATGTAAACTGACTATTTGCTAAATAAGTATTACCAGCATAAGAGACAACATCATACGGCTGATACAGGGTGTCCGCGGCCCAAGCACCTTCCCACTTAAATCCATAAGTTAGAAGAGTCCATCTGCTGAGGTTGTAGTCAGTATAAAACCCAGTATTGGAGCCATTTGAGGTATGCGCCGAAGCACATATGTACACAGCATTTCCATATATGACTATATCATTTGGAAAATACTCTGTCGATGACGACCACTGCCCCCTGAAATCTGACCCCTCAGCAATTTTAGACCAGAAAAAAGTTGCTGTGTCCGGTGTCTTATTCGCAGAACTAGTGTTGGATATATAAATATATGAACTACCGCCATAAGAAACTACGTCATTCATCTCATATGTAGTATTGGCATCATATGTGCCTTGATAGTAGAATCTAATTCTACCTAGATCGATTGATTGTGACATTATTCAAACTCCATAAGCAAGTGTCCACGATTATATCCGCTTCCACTATTGTACCATGAAAAAGATACTCTACTATAAGTAGTAAACCAATTTTTATAGCTTTCCTCAGTCATTATATCAAATGTTGTATCAGAAGGAACGCTTACTATAATACTCTCCAGGGACTCGCCACCCTGATACGTGGTGACATTACCAGTAATTCTTGAATCTCCAGGTCTATATCCTGGTATCTGAATCGGAATAGTATTGTCATCTATTTCTTGGATAATTAATTTACCATTAGAATTAATATATTTAATACCATAGAATTTATCACCAAGAAGAATTTCCTCTATTGATGGATCCCAGGTTCTTATAACCGCAGGAGTAGATGACGAACTTGAACCATTATTTACTAAATTAGGCATATTCCACCCCGCTAATTGTAAAAGTTATTGTATTTGAACTAGAAGAAACATAAAGATTGCTATTGGCTGGTATAACAATCGATGTATTGTAATATAGAACGTCATTTTTTATAACATTTGCGTTGCTAATAATTTTATTAGATGCACTTGGCGTATCGCCGTCAACAAGAATGTGGATAGATGCCGATGCATTAGTTGTATTACTAGTATTACAAACATTTATTGATTTAATAATAGAATAAAGCGTTGATGTGTTTGCAACAGAATAGACATTAGCAGCAACATCATTACCTTGATACATTAATTTTGGTTTTAAAGTTGCCATCAGTGCGCCTCCATCCAATACATAACTTGTGTATCATACAAAGAGTCATTCATGTCCTGCATCGCAGCTGCATCAAGCACATGATCAACCCTTGTTCCGTTCGCATGGTTTTGAGGAGATGTTCCATCATAACCACGACTTGACACAGTAAAATCACCACCAACTCTTAAAGAGCAAAGAATTTTTTCTTCTAGCGGTGTTCCTCTGTTTAAAACAATTACAAAAGGTTTCCCAGAAGAGCCATCAGGAAAAGTTGATCCATCAATCACAGATATTGTCATATCAGAAGAAAGCACGGCTGAAGATGTTTGTGTTAAAACAACGCTACCTAAAATCTCTCTTCTTTCCATTACAACCCCTAATTAGTTAAGACTCATATCAAGATCGCCTGTAGCAATTCTCAGAGTGTCCCCGGCATCCAATGACTTATTAGCGGTCAAAGTTCCGTGAACTAACAAATTTCCCGAAGTTAAAGCATCGTGAATTCCAATAGCTACAACAGTACATGCAGGCATATCAACAAAGTCAACATCAGCACTATTCTGAGTAGCGCCGCTTGCGGCAGCATCAAACGTTGCTGTCTGGCGCGCATACGACCCCCCAGACACTTCTGTTCCACCACCCGTATCATCGGGTGCAACAGTATACAATGCTATATAAATTGTAGAAGGCATTGTATAAGATGTTGTACCAAGAAAATGGTCCAACAGTTTATTTTCTAAATAATCACTAAGATTACCAGCCATTAGTTATTCTCCTTATAATAATCTTCAAGCTCCAACTGACTTGGTAACCTGAAATTATCTAAGCTCAAAAGATGATCTGCCTCATCCATATCAAGCTCATAAATTCTATTTTCTCTAGTAAATCTAAAACCAGACTTTGTTACATAAGCAGATCCACTGTCAAAATAAACAAACTTCTTACCAGACTTTGCTTTTGCAACTTTTCTTTTAGGATTTTCATCACTATCAGTTTTAACAACTTTTTCTTTCGCAGCAGCTGGCTTAGTTGCCTTCTTAGCAGGAGCAGGTGCTACATCTTCTGATTTAATAACGTTTTCGCTCATACCAGTCAATACTACCATAAATTTAATTATAAAACACCAAGGGCCGGATTTTTTGTCCGGCCCCTGGCATTCTTAAGTTGTAACTACAACAGCCCTAAGATCAGAGCGAACGCAGTTTCACGTTCTTAGCAATCACATACGAATCAGCATTCTCAATGTTCGAAGCAACTCGCATATACTGCGTGTACTGAATGGTGTCGGTCTTCGGCTGGAACTGACGGTACACCGTGATGTCACGATGCAGACCAACAATTCTGTTGTTGGGCTGAGTCAACTCAACATAGCCGTGCGAACCAGCAGCACCAGAGTAGTCTCCAGTCACGGTCTCAGGCATCAACGGAACCTCAACCAGCGGGATACCAAACGGAGCCAGACCGGTTGCACCTGCACCACCATTGGCGCGCATAGCGCCAGTGAGGAATGCGGCATCACCCATCGTGGAACCGGGCGACGGAGCGCCAGCGGTAGCCTCAGTAGCAGAGTTCGGGTTCTGGAGGCTAAAGATAGCATCCTGAACAACGCCAGAGCCAGTGAAGAACTTCAGTTCATTACGACGCTGCAAGTACTTCGTCGGCAAGTTACGGAGAACACGATCAAACGTAGCTCTCGAAACATTGTTACCACCCTCATCGACGGTCGTACCGCTAGCAAGAGCCAGCTTCACGAAACCATCAAGAGCCTTCAACAGAGTGTTGGCCGAAGAGGTGTTACCATTGATAAGGAGATCATCCATATCATTGGCGGTCTGACGAGCCATCACCTGAGCGATATGATCCTCAAGCGACGGGCCTTCGATGTTGTCCTCAAGGGACTCAGTGCTGATCTCCCAATCCAGACGCAGTTTAACGCTCGAAAGCGAAACCTTGCTGAAGGTGACAGCGGCATTCGAGCCATCGTTGGTAGCCTCGGTTGCCTTAGCCAGCAGGCGAGTACCCACCGACAACTTGTCGATATCCATCGACGGGGTGCGCATACGAACGACGCGCGAATTCTGCATGAGCACAGACTGATCGATCACGAAATCAAGGAAACGATTTGCCTGCTCAGCGTTGAGAAGTCCACCAGAAGCGTTGCCAACAACGCTAGTGGTCACTTCGTTAGCCTTTGCTAAAATATCTTCTTGAGTAGCCATTTTTTTATATTCCTCCTAAAATCACGACTTGTAGCCAAGGGACTTAACCAGACCCTCCGGCAAGTAAATGTTTCCCCAGAACGACTTGTCAGACTTCTTCAGCTCTTCGCCTTCAGCATCATCGTCGTCTTCTGGATCTACGCTCTTCTTAACTGCACCAGCCGAAGCGAAAGCATCAACCTTTTCGGCCTGCTCAGCAACAGCCTGCTCAGCCGAAGCAAGCTTGTCAGCAAGCTCGGCATTCTTTTCTTCAATTCCCTTGGTCAGGTCATCAATCTTAGCGGTAACGCTTGCTTCAACCTCTTCTTTCAAAGAAGCGGCAAAATCGGTAAGCCTCTGATCGATAACACTTCCGAGGGCTTCCTTAAGGATTTCAATATCCATATCTTCCTCCAATGTGTTATTTTCCGCTTCAACAATTTCGGTTGAAGCAATTACTTCGGTCTCTTCAGACTTAGAAATCTCCTCATCTGGAACCAACCAATTGATGAATCTCTTCATCAAAGAAAGTTTACTATCTTCAGATGAATCCATAGTATTCACCCTATCATAATTATCATCATTTTGCAAATTATCAATAGTATCTTCATCAAGCATATCTGATTTAATAAATTCTTTCATCAGCTCAAGTTCTTCCATATTATCATACTCCTCACAACTATTGCATCCACATGAACAAGTTTTTTCAAATTCAATAAGATCAGACTTCGATGTGCAATTATCTAGCTGACGAACTTTAGATCTAGCCCAGGCCCAACCGGGAGTGCCACCCCAAAGATTCCATGCAATACGACCATTTGACGGATAACCATCATCGCCAGGGTCAGCCCCCGTTGCTCTTAAATCAACAGCATGACGAGGGAAATATCTAGCGACTTTTCTAACAAACTCAGGGCTTGCCGTTCCACCAGCCGCAAGACGGCGAGCAGAACTTAAGCCAACGCTTGTACCACCACGGCCATGTTCTTTTCTTTGATCAAGGCCGACTTGCGCCATTCTTTGAACCGATGCGGGGATCTTTAGATTGATATCATCACACGCAATTTTAAGAATGTAATCAAGGTTTCCATCATCAGCCATCTTAACAATATCAATAACAGCATTTTGATTTGCGGGATTATCTACTAAACTTAACTCACCAAGTTCGTATTTTTTAATAATAGAAGCAGGTCTACCTCTAAACATCTTCTTGGAGTCAATCTCTCTTTCAAGGATTCTCCCACCAATAGAAAATGATCGAAGCGTGCCATCAAGCACCTTCTCCCAGGTATCCTGAGCGCCCTTGGAGATATAAGCCTCAACTCTCATGGCATTATATTCTTGCCCATCGTCACCTTTAATCTTGACTGGCTCATACTTGATTGCTTTACCAACAGCAATAGGAGAATGCATCTCACGAATATTGCCGGCCCAAGAACTAAAGGCTTCAACAGAAGCTTTGAAATCAACAATATCTCCAGACTTATCAATATTATCAGCAGTTGCTATACCAGAAACAATTCGCTCTTCTTTCTTGATAAAAGAGATAGGAAAAGTAAAATTAAAATCTTCCATATAAACCTCTATAGTACTGTATTTTTATTTAAAATACAAATTATGCTACAGCATAAACGGCAACTGTTGAAGTTTCTGTAACGACTTCAATCTTAGTATAGTCACCTGGGACACAAACATAGTTATGAACGTGACCCTGCGAATCGGGAATCCACACAGAATGAGGACCACCATTAAGTTTTACCTCAACCCAATGGTTTGTATCAACATTTGCGATATAAACAGCACTTGTATGACCAGGCAATTGGATTTCACCATCACCATCCGTCAAAGCGCCATTGCTATAAACAATACCCATACTCATTATTAAACCTCCGTATTACGGCCAGCATCTTGTTCCTGGCCTCTTTCAGCTCTATCACCTGTAGCATTAGCATCGCTAGCGCCAGCAGGCGTATCAGATCTCGCCTTGGGCGGAGCCGATGATTGATTATTACTATTCATCGGTGGAGCGCCTGGGCCTTCTTTCTTAATCTTGGTGGGGAAAGGAAGAACAACATCGCCATCCTCTCTTTCCGGCAAACCAAGTTCACCTCTAACCTCATTAGGACTAACAACCTCAGTTCGCAGATATCTATCATAAATACGAGACTGGATGTCCTCATCAACAAGATCAATTCTCTTGAATCTCATAGACACAAGATCAGTAAACTCTTGAATAATTTTATTCATCTTTTTTTCAACAACAGCCTGATCTGGACCGATAACCTGAGTCTTGAATGTCTTGTCGGCATCTCTAGAGACAGCTAAGTTGGCGTTGTCATA